TTTATTATCTTTCATATTTTTTAAAATTAACTATTAAGATTGTGGTGCATTATCTTTTGCATCCTTATCAGAAATACCAAAAGCCTTTCTCATTGCCTTAGCATTATCTGATTCTTCTCCAGCACTTTCTCTACCAGCACCATGCTGTCCCTCACCCCTTGAACTACCGGAGGTTACTCCATCCATAAAGTTTGGGGTAACTTGCTTACCTGTCGCTAATAAAAACGCCTTTTCTAATCTATGCTGAACCTCGACTTCGTTAGCAGGAGCAGTCTTGCCTTCATTGTATTGGTCATATTCAAACTCAATTTTCTTCTTAAGTTCTGGGTCGCCCTTAGACATCTTCTCAATCATCTTCATCTTAGCACCAGAAACAAATCCTTCTTTCATTTCGTTAATTTGTTTAGTGAAGTCAGCATTAAGATTCTCAAGAGAATTTTCAGCATCTTTTTTCTGCTGAATTAGACGCTTTTTTTGTGCATCATTACCACCCCCAGCTTCCTCATATTCTTTTAATTTATTTGATGCTTCTTCTAATTTAGTATTAGCTTCTTCAAGCTCTTTACTTTTATCAGGATTCTTCTTCGCATATTCATCAATTACTTCTTTTTGTTTCGCTTCAAGTTCTTCTTTGGTGAATCCCTCTACCTCATTACCATTTTCATCGTAGAATTTAGCCATAATTTAATTTAATTTATCTTTTAATATTTCTGTTTCCTCCTCACTAATTCCTTGTTGGTTGGCAATCTGTTCGTTAATCATCACTTCACCCCACTCATCAAGCAACCAACCAAAATTTATAGCACCCTTAAGGTACAAATCATATTCATCTTGAGTTAAACTAAAGGTATTCCGATTGACCTTCTCGAACTCACCTCTTAATGTTGTGATTATCTGTCTAATTTTAGGAGACAAATAATCTTTATGGAAGCCAGCTACCTGTGCAACATACATTTTACGTTTTTTAATATCATCAGGAATAGGGTCCCCGATTGTAACATCAAGTAATGGACGTTCCTTTAATTTTTGGTTCCTAAAAATAGTAAGCTCTATATCTGCATTAAGAAGTTTCGCTTCTAATACTTCATACTGCTGGTAAGAAACACCACCCAGTAGATGAATAATTTTTTCTTTCATATTTTATTCAGCAGCTACTGTACTTGGAACACTTCCTCCTGGTACACCTGACTGGTTGATGCGACCCTGTACCTTCTGCCCTAAAGCAGACGATACACCAACCGTGTCAGGTGTGCCTTTACTGAACAGTTTGGAACGATTCACATTCCACGCCTTTGAATACTGCTCCTCCAAACCATCCATGTTCGGAACTGAACCAAGTTGCATCATTGTAAGAATGTCAGCCAGTTGCTCTCTAAACAGTAATTTGAAGAACGCAGAAGTCTCTTTTTCTCTTGGAGTTATAACAATGTACCAGCGAATTTTTGCGACTTTCATACCTTCAGGATTTAAGAAAATTTTTCGTACAGGAATGCCTCGCTGTTTTTCTTCAGCTCTTTCCATCTCACGGATGACTTCTGATGAAGGAACAGGACTATCTGCTGTAGGAATCACTTGTCTTTCTCCTAACCCCTCACCCTCAATATTTGTTTCTCTTGTAACATTTCTATAAGTATTTACATACTTACGAACATCATTAACAGTAACAATTTTTGTTTCAAGTGGCTCATACCAATTTTCAATAATATTCCACAAGCGAAGGTATGCAAGTTTAAGTTCAAGGAATTCACATGCTGCAATAGTAAGACCGAGTGTAAGTTTTGCTTGACGTTGTAATTCAACAACTTCAGTAGCAGTTGTCCCAGCTTTTCCTTGCTGACCTGCAAACTGATTTGATACAGTCGTCTTATCGATACGGTCCTGAAGCTCCTTAAGAATATTGTATTCATTCGCTGTAACTCCCTGACCTTCATCACCAATTTTTTGGAGAGCATCGGGAGGAATACCCATAGAAATACGACCAGCAGAAAGAACCTTTCTTGATATAACTTTATTGGATGTATTGATGTATGGCGGAGCATAACTCTTTCTTGTTTTAAGAACAAAGAGTTTCAACATTTCATCAATAAGTTTAGAAATTTCACGAACAGAACCAAGTCTTACAAATGATTTACCATAAGCAAACTTTGATGAGATTGGTCTAAAGACTTGTTTAACAACATTGTATTCTCCACCAGGGGTAACTGCCGAAAGAGGAAAACCAATTGATACCATAAGAACGCCACTGATGATAATTTGGAACTCGTCATTAGGCTTATCCTGATATAAAATAATTTCTACGTTCTCATCTTTAATTTCGGTTAATCGCCATTTGTTATTATAGATTGTTTTTTCAGTTTCAATAGCGGAATCAGTAACCTTACCCTTTTTAACATACTTCCAGTTCTCAAACTTCCTATATTTTGTTTTTGCTAAATCATAATTCTGTTCAATAACAACAAAGAAGTACGGCTGATTCTCCATAAAGTATTCAGTAATGTCGCCAAGATAAACATTCGGTCCATGTAAAAGAGTTCTTCCAGGACCTTCAAAAACAAGTTCAAGTGCTTCATCCCATTTCTTCCAATCTTTAAATTCACCGTTATATTTTTCCTGAAGTTTTTTTCTTCTCTCAAATTTACGCACCCATTCTTCCTGCACAAAAACTGCATTCTGTGAAAGTAATTCTCTCTGTCGAAGAAGTTTCTTTTCTTTGTCCCCTGCAATCTCTCCGCCATCACGTTGTTCAGTAAAAAATATTGTATCAGTAAGAGCATTACCAAGTTCACTAATACGATTGTTTTCTCTATCAAAAGATAAAACTTCTGGTCCAAGGTCAAGATTTTGAACATGCGCCAAAAGTGCATCAAGTTTAGATTCAACTGTACCAGCAGAAACAATTACATCATCATCGTTTTTCTTAGCCGGTAATTTTGTGTTAGCAGTCTTGATGTTCTCATTATAATCATGGGCATAAGTATGACCATCAAATTCTTCATAAGGCTGGTTACGTTGGTCTCTTGCACGTTCTAGCCTTTTCTGTAAATAGTTTAAATACACCTTATCTTCAGGTGTATAAAGAGTAGTGACATTCAAGTCCTCCTTCTTCTCTTTGTCTAAAGGATTGTTGCTTGAATCGCCTCTTAATTCTTCTGTTGCTCCAGGTATCAGTATCATAAGTGATTTAATTATAGCAAGTCATATAATTATCTAAAAGACAACTTGCTGTGGATAAACTATTAACTTTATATTCTAATCTGCAAAAAACGACTGGTCTGTCTTCCTTTCCCATTGTTCTTTCTCGTAATCTGTGGGAAAGGTCATCTCCTCGTTCCAAACCATACACCCTGTTCTAACAGCATCCGCAAAGTGGGAATTTTCATCATGTCGAGGTAGATTTTTAAATACCCCCAACCTTGCATCCCACTCCTTCCTGTAATTTGCTAAAGAATCATAAAGTTTTTTCGTGTGTACTTCGTCAAAGTAAAATCGTGAAAACAAACCACGAACTCTCTCAATCCCATCATTCCTGTCTTGAGGTTTTGGTGAAACCTGAATATTAAAAAGACCAAGGTCATACAAAGTTTGTTTTCTGGTCTTTCCACTACTCAAATCTCTAACCTCAACGTCATGCGGTAAAATCTGTCGTCCGTATCTATAACCCCTCTCCCTTAAAACATCAACGTAGTAGGCGAGTTTATATCCATGATTATAATACAAATCAATAAAATAAATCGCTGGACCAATTGTCTGTGTAAATATTAAAACATTAAAATCATTCATACCTAAGTCCCACCACACATCAACAGTACCTTCATCCCTTACTGGAAAGTGCGCAATACGATTTTGTAAATATACCCGATTCATTTCTTTTGAATAGTAAGCGCCCTCTGTTGAAACAGAAAAAGCCTCATCTAAAGTTGAAGGATATTCAGCAAACATCTTATCTCCATTAAGCTCTTTCTTTTTTACCCACCAACGTTTTTGTAGGTCTATAAGTTTTATATTATGTTTATTTTCAAGTGTAGAAAAATAATCTTTATATTCCTTCGCAATCGCAAAAGTAGCATCAAGTATATATCTATCATCAATCCACCACGGGAAGAAAAAGATTTTAAAATCCATAGCAGTGAGTTGTCGTCCTTCCTTTCGCAACTTCTCCGCTTTCTCACAAAAATCAAAAAAGTATCCCTCACGCCCTTCAGCCGTTGATTCAATAGAAACCATACAACCTGCGTGTACAGAGTTAATAGCACCCGTCACAATTTCTTCTGCTTTATCAGGATACTTCGCACAAATCTTTCCGAATTCTGAAATATGGAGAAATTGCACCGTGTCAGAACGTGAAGAAAGAGACACTGAAATCACTGACCCATTCGGAAAAGAAAGTTCGTTTGCCGTGTTTGTATTAGGACTTCCTATTTCATTTTTGAGCCATGGGTGGAGATTGTCCCACGCAAATTTTATTTTATTACGAAAGATTTTTTTCATATCTTTCTCCGTGTGAGCAATAATTGTCGCAGTCTGATTATCCTTAAAAATAACCTGGTCGAGATAAAGTATTGTAAAAAAAGTTGTGATACCCAATTGTCGAGCTTTCGGTACGAGATTAAAAAACCATAAATTATCGTGCAAGTATTGTTGGACTTTATTCATCCTAAAAAGAACCTTCTTTCCATTTTCATCCTTCACATAATAAAGATTGTTCATCCTCCAATTCCTATCATGGAAATGTTCCTGTATTGTTTTTAAATCCATACTATTTTAAAAGTTGATTTATGTCGGTTATCTTTTCACTCCCCTTCGTTTTTATAAAAAAAGCTCGACCACTTTCTTCGTTAACTAAATTACTTTTATCCCCATTTTTTCTCACAAACTCCACAGCCATAGCAACCATGTTTGCATCATCATTACCATCACCTCCACCACCTATACCCTTCCTACGATTAAATTCATTCGGATACCGTGCCTCAAGAAGCCATTGTGCCAATTTATCATCAGAGGTCCTCGCTTTTGCGGATATATTTTTTAGAAGACCACGCTTATATTCCAAATCCTTCATCTCAATCAAATCTTTGACAATCGGATTGTTATTTTTAAATGTAATAAAAACTTCATACGGGTAACTCGCAATCATACAGGCTTCCTGTTCTGAAAGCCCAATAACCGAAACCTCGTAAGCAATCTTTTTTAACACCCTCACAAGGATAGGAGGAAATCTTACTTCAATCTCTTTTTCTAACTCTACCGTTGCAGTAGCAAATTCGTCCAACTCATTTTGTATCGTTTGTTCGGATATTTTATTTTTTTTTGAGGATGGTGATGGCGACATAAATATATTATACCGACATTTTAAGTTAATGTCACGTAAATGCAGTTCGATACTTTTCTAAAAGCTGTTCATTGGTGACATGCGTGTATCTTTGTGTGGTGACAAGGGAAGCGTGACCTAAAAGTTCCTGAACAGAACGAATATCCATTCCTCGTTTTAAAAGATTTGTCGCATAACAGTGCCTTAAGGTGTGAACGGAGATGTTTAGACCAAGATTTTTTGACTTTCTTGTTACCCAACGCTGGGCTGTCCTTCGTGAAGCCTCAAAAAGCAGAGAGCGTTTGGTTTTATTGTGATTTTTTTCATATTCACGGACAAGTTGTACGACACTTGGGAGACAAACCACAAAACGCTCCTTTGCCCCTTTCCCAACGATAGTAAAAGTTTCCTCTACTTCGCCTGTTTTGAGCCGTAGGGCTTCATCAAGGCGAAGACCTGTTGCATATATCAAATTTACGAATAAATCTGCCTGTGGGTCATCCTGGAACTGCAGGAGGCGTTGTATATCGCCTTCAGAAGGCAGTTCAAGCTTATCGTGACCATTTCTATTCCTAAAGGATTCAAGAACCCTAAAATCAGGCACACTTACACCCTTAATACGTAAATAAGATAAAAACATCCTAATAGGCACAAGTCTTAAATTTTTAGTCTTATAACTCTCTTTCCTCACTTCAACTATACCCCTGTAATTGATTAAGTCTTTTTCTGTGAGTTTTGTCACATCATCCTTTTTCAAGGATTGAATAAAATCCTCTATAGCTGATGTATAAAGCTTAATAGTATGGGGGGAATAGCCCTGCTCATTTTGCAGGTAGTTGATGTAGAGTTGTTTTGCTTTTTCTGTTTTCATATTTGTTAATTGTCAACTATTTGTTAATTGTCAAGGAAACGACCACCTTCCTTAATCCAAACATAATTGACATAAGAATTATTTATAATACTTCTATCTTATATGACACATAATTTTATGTCAAGAACAAAGTGTGGAAAACCAAAAAATTTTAAAATGAGATAGATGGGACCCACTTTTTTCTATGGAAATCTTAGGGTAGGGGTGGGGTCTTCTAAAATTGGAGATACTTTTGGAGGAACCACCCTTGGAGTATTTTTCCACAAGCACGGGGGGTCGGTTCTGGGGGTATAGGGGGTACTTCATTATGTGTCAATTAGTGCTAAAAATGCTTATTTTTGGGGGCTTAATAAGTGGCGTATAATGTTATGTTATAAGACAAACATCAAACGGGGGCTTTGTTAAGCCATTTCTGGGGCTTTGCTTCTTTCCGCCTCGCAGGGGTTGCACAAAAAGCCACAAAAGAGAGGGAGGTTTTATACCCCTGTATATATGTTTATATAATAATATATTTTTTTTTTTTTTTTAAATTTTTATAAATAAGACACTATTGACAACAGCAAGAAAGTATGGTGAATAAATATAATAAACAAGAAAATAAAAAGGTTTTTTTCCATAAAAATATATAGGGGGGTGTAAATAAAAGGCAAAACAACACACAATCCACGGCTTAAAATATAGACCAACACTTGACATCAAAAGGCAAAATGTGTTCTATTCCATATTTTGCACTTATCCACACATTAAGAAATTGACACTATATAAACAATAATATAGTATTAAGTTATAAGCATATAGTATTTACTTAATACTAACTTATAAAAGGCAAAACAATGAATAAAATACATATAAAAATAATTGTCAAGTTTTTAATACTAACTTAATATATGAAAAAAATACCACATAAAGATAAAATACATTACATACAAGGTTTTGAATATCCACAAATAATTGAAACAGAGCAAGGCGACAAAATACACAAAGCTCTTACATTATTAGAGATTGATAATTTTAGGGTTGTATTAAGAAAACATGAAGCAAAACATATTAAAAAAGCTTTATTGTCAATGACAAAAGAGCAAAAGGAATATATAAAAAAGCACTTTGCTCAAATAAAATATGACAGTAAACAAAGAGGACAACAGATAGACAATGACACAATTATAAACATCATTATCAATAAAATAATATAAATATATGTATAGTACATTAAAGAAGCCACAATATAAGACATTAAGTGAACAGTTGAAAATAGAGAGAAGAAAAAAAGCTATTAAAAATGCTTGGAATAAATACATCAAGCCACTATGTATAGCGGTTATTGTTTTTCCTTTTCTTTATATTCTGTTAGTTGGTGCAATGCTTGTATTACAAAGTGAAGCAGAATATAAACATTTGGATTATCCACAGTCAGAATTGACACGATAATACATTATGATAACATAGTAGTATATTAGTATTAAGTTGAAATAATATGACAAAAGAATTTGCACAAAAGATATATGAATATCTAAAAGAAAAAAATATGGGTTTTTGTTTCACCGCTCACTATGGATTGATAAGCCGTGAATATTTAGAAGAAAATTTTAATCTAAAATTTTAATATGTTTGATACAAAGTACAAAAAAATATATGTATGTGAGAATTGCGAGAATGAATGGACACAAGAACAAGAAGACGAAAAGGACGACACAATGTTATTACATTGTGCGGACTGCTTAAGCTTAAAAGTTAAAATAAAAAATATATGATTATATATTATTTTGCAGGGCGATATATTGCACTATTAAGAAATCCGAGCGAAAAAGGGGGCTTTATAGGGAATGGAGCGACAAGAATGGAAGCGATGATGAGATGTTTTGAGCTTGCAGGGCTTATATAGTTTTGAACTTTCCGCACTGTTTCCATTTTGAGGAATGGAGGCAGAACGGAGGGCTTAACGCTTTCCACGCTTTCCTTTTGCTAGTAACTAGTAAAGCGAAGCACTTTGACAGCTTAATAATATAAAAAAACTTATGCAAAACAACACAAAAAATGTGTTTATCACTGTTGATATTATTGGCGACAACGAAAGAATGTCGAGCGAGTATGAAAACGGAATGCAAGGCTTCAGACTAACAGAAGACTTTGGTAACTTTTTGGATTATGTACAAAATTATTGCGACATAGCCACAGAGGATGAGAAGAAAACAGCCGGGAGCTTTGCTGATACCTTTCCGCAATCACTAGGCGACATTGAAATGTGGATCGACGAGGACGGAGGCGGACATAATGCAATCTATGAGAAATGGACTAACGAAACGATCTACGAGGAACGCTATCAAGTACCGATGATGAATTGCTTGCGATACTTTCCGAGCTTGGTCAGTTTTGAGGAAGAAGACCGCTATAAAGTGGCGAGCAATACTTGTCTATTATATGACAATGAGCGAGAAGCTTTTGCGGTTGGAATGACTGGCGGAGGTATGGACTTATCACCGCATTTGCTTGATACATTTATACAGCTTGATAAAGGCGTACCGCTTGAGCTTGCTGAAAGTGTACGAGCAAATTATAACGCCTATGTATCACAAGAGCGACACGCTGAAAATTGCGAACTTGTAGCCGGTGCATTGCTTAATTACGGGGTGCAATTGATAGCAAAGGGGCAGGAATTAAGCGAGAAGTTAAAAAGTGACAACACAATTAAAAGACACTTGAGAGGCTTGCAAAATAGACAAAAATAAATTTTCCTTTTTTGTTTCTTTGGTTTTTTCTTTGAGGCTTTGAGCCTTAAGCACAAAACAGAAACACACAAAAAAGCACAATTCTACTAGCGAATTTGTGCTTTTTTTGTTGTTGACAATAAGCCTTATAATATTGACAATAATATAAAAAAGTTGTGAAATAAAAACACTTTTTGTAGGAAATCAAAAATGTTATTGGAATAAGGGGGTTTTGGAATAAGGGAAAATATATTAAGTAGTCAGAAAATTATTAGTGTAAATGTAAATGATATGAATGATACAAATAATGTGTCAAGCAAATACAAAGTTGTGCAAGAATACACTACCTTATTATTGAATTAAATTAAGTATATGAAAGAAATATTACAAAACCTTGCACTGATTGACTGTATCAATTTTTGCAAAGAAAAAAAAATAGACTGTTCCGGTACTCATATATATAAGTATCCTGGACTATATACTTATGCACTTATTAGAAATGAGGACGGATTAGTACTTGTAACAGTAACATTTTATAAGAACCGTGTACCGTCTTACTCATTTAACAAATAAAAATATGAACTTACACAAAACATAGGAAGTTGGGGAACACTTTTTAGAGCAATTGTTTTTATCACTTGTCTTAAGGTGTTTGGGGCTTTAATTGCTACTTTTATGTTGGTATTGCTTTTTATCCCTTATAAAAAATTATGGAAAAAAAATGTTTAAGATGTGGGGCTGAAGTTGAGCGGGGGGGGGCAAAGGCAAACAATAAAAAGTATTGTTCGGACACTTGCAGGGACACAGCTTACACAGAAAGGAATAGAGAAAAACATAATGCTTGGCAACGAGCGAGGTGGCAACGCAAGGCAAAAGGCGAGAAAATAAAATGCTTAATATGTGGTGAAGAACATAGACAAGTAGGAAGCCATATTGTGCAAAGACATAAAATGACAGCACGAGAGTATAGAGAAAAATATGGTTTTGATGTGAAGCGAGGACAATTACCAAAAGACTTGAGGAAGAAAAAAGCTGATTATGTGTTTGAGAATAACACTGTTGAAAATCTAAAGGCAGGAAAAAAATATTACTTTAAGAAAGCACAAAAAGGAATTGGAAAATATAAAAGAAGTGAGCAGACAGAAAAAAGGTTAAAAGAACACTGGAATAAAATAAGTTGGAAAGGCAGAAAAAATACAAAGGTTGACAAAATGAAAATAAATTGTGCTGAATGTGGTGTTGAAAAGGAAATCTATCCACGACACTACAAGAAGAACAATAATTTTTGTGGAGTGAAGTGTAGAAACATTAGCAATAATAAAAAACGATATAAAATCAAAACATATTGACAATCCTTACTATGCCTTAAAACACAGTTTTGAGCATAGTATAGGGCGGTTAATAATGAACGCCTTACACTATTTTCTAGTAGTGGTGTACATTGATAATTAAATAAAAATGCTATGAGAAAAACAAAAAAAAGCTTGTTAGAGAGCTATTCGTTTTTTCATTTTGATGATGTAAAAGAGTTTGAAACTTTTTTACAAAACGAATATGAAAAAGGTGATGAAAAAATTGACTATGTGGATATTGGAGGCATTTTATACACAATGGAAGAATACGATATGAGCGGTAAAACTATATCTTATTACAATAAGCGTACCGGATTAGGTTTTACAGTAGAAACACAAGATAGATATTCTTTATTGGGGTTTAGTGATGCTGAAGTGTGTGAGCCTTATGAAGTTGGATGTTGGAGGAATGATATTAGCTATATAGATTAAGCTTATGGACTACACACAAATAACACTAGGGCAATTGCTATCCTTTTTTAGGGATGACCAGACAATACAAAGAAACGCAACAGCAATCCTTAAGAGGTTACAGAGTGGGGAATAGCAATCTACAACAAAGAAGACGAGCTTGTTGGGGTTGTTGTAAGGCAAAAGAAGGCAAGAGCATTCGTTTCTTACAAATGTGAACAGCATTCTGAAGATGAAATTATTGTCTTGATAAATGGGAGTGAAAACATCCTTCCCTTGGAATAAGGGAGTTATCCACAACATATATGTTGCGGATAAAGTTAATACTGATATAGTATAAGAATTATGGAAGAAACAATAGAAACAATAAATGTGCAAGTTGATTTTGTAAATGGGAAGGTTGGTACTTATGAGTGCTACCAGAGACCTTTCTTCTATAAAAATAACACAGCAAGTATAAGTTTGGTCGATGGTGCCACTCTGGTAATCTCAATGGCTCAAGTAATAATGATAACTTATTAAATTATGTCGAGAGTAAAAACAAAACAAATACCAATCGGTTTTACAGAACGTCATCGTGAAATGATTGAAGAAATTAAAGTATCAAAGGGCTATCCCTCTGTTGCTGCGGTAGTGCAACAAGCAGTAATTGAAATGCACGGAAATGTATTCAAGGATTATGTTGTTGCTAAAAAGATAAGAGCTGAACAACCTTTAACAAAGGAGATAAGAAAAACAAACCAAACAGACAAAGCTAAAGGTCTTTGTGATGCTCTTGGTGGTACAACAGTTGAAAAAAATGGTTCTCTTTATTGTATTTACCATACCTATGAGCGTAAAAATAGGTATGAACAAGAAGTTCCTCTTGATACTTTGAACCAAAGTCATGTCGATAGGCAATATTTCCCTTCAAAAGAAGAAGTGGAAAAGATTAAAAAAGAAGGTAAAGCTAATTATTAGAATGTATGCACCCAAAACACAAAAAAGCTTTTAAGAGAAAGCATGTTGTTGCTCGGAAAAGACGGCAAGAATTTCTCAATCAAGCATCACCTGCTGTAAGAGCGGCTCAATATTATCAACATATTTGTAGGGTTATTAAACACTACGGTAAGGAAACGGAGGAATATAAGAAACTCTTACAAATGAAGACGGCATACGAGGAGTTTCAAAAAAAGAAGTCTGCAGAAAAGAAAGACAAAGCTCCAAAAATTCTCAAACCTTATCGTGTGGTTCAATTCACTGAAAAACTTGATAAAGTCGAAATCAAAATTAAGGAGTGCCAGGACTCAAAAGAACTTGAAAAACTAAAGATAAGAAAAGCTCTATTAAAAACTAAACTTAACCTTAAGTAGAATATGACAGACACAGCAGTACACGCAGAATATTGTGACAAGATACACAGGTCTGGTAATTATCTTTGTTCTGAAGAAAAAGAGTGGCGAGAAAAAACAGTACAGGAACATCAGAATAATTTGGTACAAGATACTGCAGAAAAAATTGAGAACTCATATTATGCCATTGATGATGTTGCTCTTGAGGAGTTCAAAAAAATCATTGAGGTTGTCTATCCACAAGACATTCATCGAAAGAATCGTGGTTTATGGGCGGAGGAGATTAAAAAAATGACCCATCCTCAACTTGGTTTTGCGATGCTTGATGGTAAGGAGTACAGTGATTTGATTTACAAGCTTATCAAATCGAAGGGAAGCACGCATTATAAGATGAGCAGTAAAAAGTTAATTCAGGAAGATGGTATCACAAACACAAAATTCTAAAAAAATAGTGCTTGACCTCTGTGGGGGCACTGGCAGTTGGGCGCGTCCGTATTTTGAAGCGGGGTATAATGTCATTACGATAACCTTGCCTGTTTTTGATGTGCGCGAGTCTTTTCTTCGTGGAGACGGTTGTATTGTTTTCCCATCAAATCAAAGCGGTAAGTTTATCG